CGGATTAGATGTCAGCTTCTCGAAAAGAATGCTTCTAATGTCAGAGTAAGATTTATTATCCTCTCTATCTACTTCATTAACGGGGGCACCATTATCGTCTCTTAAGAAATCTGGAAACTTGTATATAAAATGCTTTATTAATAACTTGTATTGCTCATTTGGAACAGCTATATAATAAGCCTGATCTTCTTTCAGGCTTTCATCCCACTGAAGCTTAGAAGTGTTGTTTCTCATGTTTACGAACAGCTCGGATTTTTCTGCGGGTGCCGTACAGTCATCTTTTGCGCTTGAGTCCCAAGTTAGATCAAAATCTGAACTGCTTCCTCCTAGGCCTTCTTGCCCGTGAACAGCATAAACCGGTACGGTTCTTGTCCATGAAGGTTTATCTCCGCAGCTGTCGTCGTCAATATCGCTTCGATGAGTCGACTCGTCTGTGTCGGTAGCTTGATCTATAATTTCTTTACTCGGGAGAGTACCAATAGTAGACGGGTCGGCGAGCCAAGGAATGTTCTTGGGATCAGCTAAGACGGTGTGATCTGTGTTATTAGGCATTTGTATTTAATTTGGCTACCATGCATCGACTGGAGCGATTGGCTTATTTCCAACATCTATTTTGTTTTTCGATTTATTTTTAGCTTTTGAACATTCATCGTCTGTTAGCGACTTGAAACTATCGTTGAGCGTCGAACCTTCGAAGACTGCCGTTTTACATATTACGAAATTGCTTCCATATTGTCTCACCTTTTCCGCATATTGTTCAGTGTAGCAATCATCGCTTTCTAAGTTTCGGTCTGAGCAGCTTGGGGATAGATTAATGCAACCTAGGTGATCGTAATATTTTCCCAGTGCAACTTCCTTGCTCGCTCCTTGTACTCCCATAAGATTCTTGTCGTACGCTTCTTGATCTGTAAACATTTTAAGTTTATATTTATTAGTATCTTCTCCTTTAAAATGAGAAATAGAGGTAAAATCCGCAGCTATTTTGAAGTTCAAGTTTATAAAATTCGTCTCTAGTTCGTCATCTTCCTCTTTTGGGAGATTTGGTTTGACTTCAATTTCTGTAGGCTCTGTAGGCGACTTACAGTCTATGTCCGCGCATTTTTCATCGGCGTAGAATTTAGAAACGTATATGTCGTTAGCAAGGCTATCGCAGTAATCTTCCGTCTCGTCGTTATAGCATTGTCTACCGTATTTTTGGGATTCACCATCGTTTATCCCGCCTCTGACATAATCAGGATACGCTGCATAAAACTTATTATATTCCTTTATCTGCGCAGAATTCGGATTTGGAGGCATCATCATACCTTTTCTAAATTGCAGGTTCCCTACTGCAGTAGCGTGAGTCCAGTTCCCAAGTGCTAGTATTCTTGTCTGCAGTCTTGTATCCTCAACACAGCATGCTCCTTTAACTCCCGGGTTCGGGTTTTCTGTTGAATCTTGTTCCATCGAGGGGTTCTCTGGGGGTCCTCCCGGTACGGTATCAGATTCCTCTTCTCCCGGGTCATCTTCTCCTAGGTTATCGTATTTTATAGGTGTATGTTCAAGCGCGGTTATATCGTATTTGCTTTCGTTCTCGTTTATGTTAATTACCTTATATTGTTGCGCATGGCCAGACGCGAACTCTGGGTCAAGGGTATAGTCCCTATTCAGAGTCATGTCATTTGTTCTTGGTTCTATAGACCATACTAGGTCTGCGCCGCTTATGTTTTCATAATCTGAAGAATACTCGTTTTCATCGTCTGATAGTTCTCCTATTACCGAAGCTGCGTTATAACCTGTTATTACATAGTTGTCGAAATCTAATTGCTTCTGCGTTTGTGTATCAGTGAAAATTTGAGTTACTATACCGCTTCCGCCGATAGAGTAATCCGAACTAAAATTACCTGTATGAGTTACTGCTTGGAAACCGCTAAAATAAATAGTTTGAATTTGGCTTCTTCTGATCTCAGGGACGTCGGCAGAAGTTAGGGATTTATCTGTGTTGGTGGATTTTACGGTTACGTTTTCAACTGTGCTTCTTTCGGTCGTCTTTGCCCATAGGTGAGTTCTTTTTAAGCCTATTTTATATGAATTAAATACAGCGTTATAAGCTGTCTTATTATTCTCCTCCTTAAGAGCTTCCAAGGATATGCCGAGTGGGTTCTCGTTTTTGGAGGTTGATGTTCCGTTAATAGGTGAGAAAACTTTTATTGTTAAGGAAGTTATTCCGGCGGGCTTTTCGAAAGTTATAAATTTGTTCGCTATACGGTTATCTTCCCTGAGTGGTCCGGAGTTGAATGTTTCTTTAATGTGCTTGTTAACGAATTCCAGCTCTCTTGTTGCCGCGGTGCTCTCATCTGCGCTGCCGTTTGCCTCGTACCATTTTAAACATTCGAAAATATCTCCGTGAGTTCTTCCGTATGGCGGCGAGTCGACGTTTCTGAATTGGCCGTGGAACACGTTTGTACCGCCTGTGTGTTGATCTGAAAGCCGATCTGTACCCTGCGGGTTGCTGGGGGTCTCGACTGCAGGCAAATATTTTGATCCCATGTAATAACTAAAGTCGACAAATTTCCCTTTGTCATAATCCTCGTCGGATACTTCTTTAAACTGGAAAAGTTTGGCTGTGCTGGTAGCGGTTTCGTCTATAACCGCCTGATCAGTTCCGTCAGGGTCTCCCGTGTCCCCAAGGGGCAGGTAGTAAGTTTTGCCGTCTGCTACGTAGCTGACTTCAAATCTTTGCATAACTGCCCATTTCGAAACAATTTCTTTTGTAGGATATGGTAGATAACTTTGTATCGGCCGAAACAAAAATTCTATCTGAGATCTAGAAGAATCAACTGTAATTGTATGCTCGTTGATGAAAGAATGGCCGTCTCCGCCCGCGGTAAGCTCAGCAAAATCGCCGCGAGACTCTGGGTAGGTAATTGCTTCTGTAGGATTAATCCTGTTAAGGAATGAAAAGTATCCCCCCTCGGTCCATTTATTATTGGTAAAGTCTAGCCTTGTGGAGGAAGATTTTTCCTTAATATAATCAAATTCCGTTAACTCTGTAATGGTTACGGTTTCTTCGCAATCGGACGGGGTTATCTGTGTTGGTTCGAGATAGCCAGCTGGGGTTAAAATATCCAGTTTATATTCTTTATCAGCGGTGAAATCAATAGCTTTATCGATTATAATAGAGTTTCCTGTTACGTAATAATCGTTGGTTCCCGGGTGGATGCTGGGAGGCGGCGGGTTTATGTAAGAGGGAATAGCTCCGGACGGTATGATTCCAGAGCCAAGCTTTTGAACCTGAAGGGTTCTCCCTGCCATTTTTTTGTCGTTTCTAAACTCGTCGTATACGCTAATTACATCGCCGGGCCTTATGTACATTCCTTCTTGGCCTGCGGAAAATGATATTGATTCCGTTTCCAGTATTTCACTTTTTAGTATCCATTCTCCAAATCTTTTAGCTTGCGCTTTGCTCGTGCAGCCAATAGCAGAAGTCTCTACTTCTCTTATTCCGTATCTTTGTATGCCAGCTTGGTCTTCTGTGTATGAAATTGCAGGTTTATATAAGTTATTTTTGTCGGAGTATCTTACTATTGCCACAGTGTGTCTGGCTTTTTTCGCAGAAGATGTATAGGTAAATATTCCGTCTATTGCGTTAGAAGTATTAAAATGATAGATTGGGTCCTTGGGTCTATCTTGAGAGACATATATATTTCCAAAAGCATAATAAGCGATGGATCTAAACGCGGAAGCTAAGTCGTTAACGACTTTATAAGCCTCTTCTCTTGATGTAATAATATGATTTAAGGTGAACCTAGGCTCTAACCCTCCTTTTCCGTCAGAGACCAAGACATCACAGTATTTAGCTATGTCGTATAGCGTCCACTTGTCAACGAATCTAGAATCTATATAGTCACCCAGTCCGTATCTATTATTAGTAAGAAGGTCATAAAAACACCAAGCTGGGTTATTTGTCCATTCTTTTTCAGCTTTGAAGCACCCGTCCCAAAAGCCTGAAGACTCATCGTACTTTCTTAATAAAGGCTTGTAGTTATTGGGGATTTTCACTTTTAACAGTTTGGTGTCATAGTGTCTTGATGGTATTCGCGAAAAGAATTCGGCGCTAAACCTTGAGTAAACCATTGCGCAGTAAGGGTACCTAAGCTTAGAATCGTAAACCTCAACGATTGAATCTACGTAGCTATCATTTTTTAAAAAAGTATGAAACGAGTCTGGGGTAAGTCTTACTATTTTAATTTCCCATCCCAGAAAATAGTCTTTGCGAGCACCGTCTCTCTCGCTGTTACTAAGGGCTATTTCTATGCTTCTTATATAAGGCTCTTCTATTCTGCCGAAAATTTCATCTTCTACGACTGGTTTTTTTGGCCAAGGAATAAAAAGGTCTTCGTCAGAATTGTCCGTACGAGAGCCCCCTTGTTTTCCTTTGAAATTTTTCGTGTCGAACGTCGGACGGACGTAAATTTGATATTTAATTTTGCGAGCTCGCATGTCGCCACCGCCGTACTCCTGCTGCCTGCCTTTCTTCGCAGTGCCTTCTGGTTGCGCAAAAAACCCTCTACTGTCTTCGTCGCCGTCGATCACTTTAATATTGTCTTTTTGATCGTCTACTATACTTTCTAAAAGCTTTGTGACTTTTATATTCACTCTTACGGCCACGCACTCTTTGTTCGATACAGTGTACATTTTTGCGTTTCTATCAATGTCCCCTAGGATAATGGGAGAGTTCCGGGCGCCGTTTCCTAACCAAATAGGGGCTCCGTCGCCGCCGTGATAGTATCCCGGGGTTTTTCCTTCTCCGAGCTCTATGCTTGGGCCGAATAGTCTTTCTCCTATGCTTCTGAATAGAGTAAGCTCAAACCCCTCTTCACCTTTTAAGTTTTTATCGTTAGGTAAGTTAGGGTTCAGCGCGGGAAGTTTTCCTTGCGGTGTTCCTTCTGTCCACTCTACGTTTACTTCTTGAAAGTTGTAAAATCCGTTTTTATCTACTACTGGAGTTTCGTTCCAGTAAATAGATCTTAAATACCCTAGTTTTTCGCTACATGATCCGTCTTTGTCTAAGGCGGTGTAGGGTTTGAATTCATAGGTTTGATATCCGATTTCCCCAGCGTTTCCAGCAAAATGATGTTCGCCTTTTACCAGCCCTTCTATTTCTCCTTCTGACAACAAATCGCCAACGTCCAGAGTAGATAAAGAAGTATAAAGTGTTTTTTCATCTTTTGCATGAGACACCCCTACCTCGTCTAAAATAGGCGTTCTTGCTTCTACTTCTCCTTTACTCATAATACGTCGTCTTTAATTTTGTACCCTTTTCGGAACCGGTTCAAATCCCCCGCGTCCGTCTGGGACTATAATAGTAGGTGGTAAGGTATCTACGTCTTTTTGAGGAGCGCACTGGTCCGCTTCGGAAGATTGTTCATTATGCTCGATAGCTCTTTTGCTCATCATGCCTTGAACTGTTCCGTAGCGAACACCGCCCCCAGTTCCCCCAAGAAAATCAGAGCTAGTTCTTGCTTCGCTTTTATTTCTGATTTTATCGCGATAGTCTAAGCCGTAGTTTTCTTTTCCCCAGTGATCTTTTTGGGTAAGTTTGCTTGTATTTTTCTCTCTTCCTGACTCAACATCGTAGGTATCTACACTTGACTGAATAACCTGACTGCCGACCATTAATCTTCCGTACCCAATAAAGACCGGACCGCCCTCTCTTACCGTATTTACCGGCCCAGAAAAGAGATAAGACGCGCGCCCTCCGCCTTCTATTTCTCGAAAATCTCCAAATTCGGGCATGGGGGTGAGCAGGTTAGCAACGCCTGCTGCTACTAAGCCTAAGCCCCCAGCAATGAGAGCCATTCCCATTTGTGCACTAGTTCCGTAAGTGAAAATTCCCAAGACTATTAAAACGATCCCAATAATTATAGCAAATACGTCTTTACTATCGGCGCCCTCAACCACTGGTACAATGTCAATGCTTTCTAAATTTTTAAACTCTCTAATAAGCTCGGAAGATTGCATTCCTTCTTTTGTGTTTATATCTTTTTCTTTGTCGTATAAAAAATCTTTTTCGTTTATCAAGACTCTATATTTTATGTTTTGCTTGTCGTTTTTGATTAAGCTTTTGTAAAGTTTTTTACTTTGACTTTCTATGGCTCTCATAGCCTCTCCTATTGAAGAAACTGCCATTTTCCAAGATTCCCTGCCTACCTGTTTGCCGAGAGCTCCGTGAAGTTTTATGTTTACTAAGCTGCTGTTCATTTTGAATACCTATATACGTCTATTAGTTTGGATCTATAAAATTTACCCAAGTCTTCGACTGTTGGGTGTCTGTTAACTGGGTGATGGTAGATTTGGTTGTCTCCTACCAAAACAGCCCAGTGGTCGTAAAGAGGCGAAAAACTTGACTTGAATATAGAAAAGCATAACACGTCTCCTTCTTGCATGCTGTTTTTGTTTATTTTTTTAAACTTATTATTAACGTTTAGCACGTCTTCTATTAAATTAGGAAATCTCTCGGGCCAATGAGAGTCTCTTGAGTTATATTTTCCCACAGTGAGTATGTCGTTTTTTATTTTTATTCCTTTTTCTTCTAAATAATCTACAACTAACATTATGCAGTCTGCTACGCCCCACTTAAACTTTTTAGACAGGTTGCTTACTCCGTTTTTTTTATGTTCGTAAAGATGAAACGAATCGTTTTTTATGTTATATAAAACATAGTCTACTTGGTGTTTTTTACTGTTTTCTTTGTCTCCTATGCTGAATTCTTCGTTGTCAGAAATATGAGAGTGGTAGACGGCTTTTATTTCGCCGCGTAAGGACGCCTTAAGATAATCTTTTGGGTTTAACGAAAAAAAGGTTTGTTTGTTTTCGGCAGAATTCCTGCACTCAAAGGTTTCGAGGTCGAATTTTTCTTTTGTTTGCACTATCAGACCGCAGCATTCTTCGTTTTGGTTTTTTAAAGCGTGTTCTTTGATTCTTTCTTTTGTTTCTTTTGAAATAATCATCGTATTATGTTAGCGTTTGCTCTAGTCTGGTCGCGTTTGGAAAGCCTCCGTATTGGAGCTCCCCTTTTGCAAAGTCTTTTGTTTCTCCTATTTCGACTGCTCCTTTTGCACCCCACCTTTTTCTGCATGCGTACAGGGTTTTTGAGCACATGTCCGAGATCCAGTAGTCTGGGTTCGGGGGAGCGTATTTAGAAGCCCCGGGCGGGGTTGATTTGGGGATATTGGTTTTAGCGACAAAGTAATAGTTGATTTCATTTTTTGTCATTTTGACGTATTCTCCTATTTTATATTCTTTATTTGTCCATTTTCCCATAGGGGTTAGTTCGGCTACCCCTAAAATTCTTTTTATGTCTTCGTCTCTTATTGTGGCAACGGGGGGAGCCTTTTCGGGGAGGGCCAGCTGGCTATCTCTTATGCCGCATTTAGCCAAGAGGGGGCTCATTGTGCCGGGGCCAGCTATAGTGTCGGGATAATCGAGGCTATTAACATACAAAACGCAGACTTCGGTTAAGCCGTATGGATCAGTAAAGGTGAGTGTGTCACCTACCTCATATCCAACCCCACCCGAAACCCAAGTAAAGGTCGGGATTCCCCCGGTGTCTGTTTCCACAGAAAAGAGCGCACCCGTCCCGGTTCCCAAGCCTCCATCTCTCTGGGTGGAAGTCTGAGCAAAGGCTGAATGACTTTGGTCTGCCTCCCAAGCACCA